ATAGAAACGTGTTCTCCGCCCTTTTTCAGAGACCAGGTATTGCTGCTAGTCGTGTTGCCGTTCGTCGCCACGCAGATATCGAAGGAGTCTGTCGCGACCCCATCAGCGACTATAAGCATTTGGCGAACACGGCCCTTTATAGCTATATAACCTACCGAGGTGTTGTCCGCATTGAGCTCGTACACCCCGCTCGTTTCATACTCTGTGTACCCACCAACCACATACCACGGTGTGTTGGCATAGACATTCTCAGAGACAGATCCCGTTATGGAGATCCTCGGAGACATAGAATAAGCCCGAGTAGTTGAGAGACCGAGGATCGTTTCCGCTCCTGTCGATTTAGCTATAACGGCGATGTTGTGTGAGTCTCCGGGCGTAAAGAGCTGTAAGAGTCTATAGTCGTTTACGTCCCGTACGGTCTTGGCGTACACATTCAGGAGCTTGTACCCTATCTGGGAGATGATCTGATCTACCGTCCACCGTCCGGGTCTCAGATTTACAGTATCCTCGACCCCATCGACCGATACAGTCAAAGTATAGTTCGCGGAAGTTATGGTGAAATAGCCGGAGTTTGTAGCGGTCACGTGGGCAGGCTCGGCCCCTTGTAGCGAGGCCCAGACCCCGATAGGTATCTTGTTGGCGTCCCTGTCGTAAGCGAATCCTGCTAAATCGGCAGACCATACCTGGGACGACAGGAATAACAGTATAGCAGCCAGTGCGAGTTTCTTCATCTTAGTTACCTCCAGAAGACTCAGGGGCCCTATTGAAGCAACCCCCTCAGCCCTATTGTGTCCCTTCCTCGAGATCGAGGCAACCCTTGCACACCTTAAGCCCTTTTTGCTCGCGGAGCTCATCCTCATAAAAGGTGAACCCACACCTATCACAGAGCTTCTTAGGGCCCTTGCGCTTAGGCATATTCCGCTCATAAGGGCTAGGTGTACCGAGATTGACCTTACTCATTTGCTTTTACCTTTCTTCCCCTTGATAGGAGAGGCCTTGACTGTTTTGGTCATGACCGCTTTCGGAACCGGGAGTTTCTTCCTCATAAGAACCAGGTCTATGAGGCTGTTCTGGCCTTCGGTGACTTCCGCCCAGCCTTCCAGAGCCCGCATAGAGGTCTTTTTGTTAGAGACCCACCGGTACTGATATCCCCTCTCAGGGTTGTTGACGTCCAGTCTACCCATCTTAACTCCTTGACCTTTATAGGGTCACTCGGGGTGCTATATAAAGCCACCCCGAGCATAAGTTTTCGTTAAGCTCCTGGTGTACCGCAGATACCACGCCAATCACTGAACCCGCAGGTAAACCTGAAATAGGTCCTGTATTTGGCATCGCCTGTGTCGAAATCGTCGTCGTTGAAGAACTCCTTCTGGATCCTCCAAAGGAACCATAACTGAGTCTTCGCCTTATCCGTTGACACAAACCAGGCGTCTGTATCCGTAAGGTAGTGCAGGACCCTCTGCGATAACCCTTTGCCGTGGAGGACATTCTTGGCCCTGTTCGCTGTATCCGGCCTCTCCTCGGATTCGAGTAATTCCGCGGCTTCCATATCAAGGTCAACCGGTATCAGGAGATTCTTCGGGACTACTATCCGGAGAAGCCCTTTATCGTTCACGGTCTTCCTCATAAGGGTTACCATCTCCTGCAGAGACGTAAGCGAAAGATCCGCCGGTGTCGAAAGCAGGTTAGATCCGGTCCCGCCGCCAACCAGTGCATGACTCGCGGAGAACAGATACTCGCTGTTCGGATTTGCGTTCCCGTGCGGATCTGTCGCCGTGTCAAAGCCCTGATTTAGCACCAGTGCCGATATGTACTGAATGGTATACGCCGCCGACTCTCCGAGAGCCTTGGACATTTTTGTGCCCAGGACTCCGTAAAGATCGTCGTCATACGCCTCCCTTGTTACCCTGTAACCCAGCCCATAAGACACGTGAGTGTATGTCTTAGAGAACCCTTGGATCGGATCCTCATAGGTAGTCGGCACACCCTCGAGTTTTTGAGGGGTGAGACCAAACCCAGTAACCCCGCGGTCCGTCTCTGCCGCTTTCTGACTCGAGCCGACGTTGAGGAACACTTCGTGTTCCGCGTCGTAGGAGTCAAACTCGTCAAAGAAGACCTTGCGGAGTCCTGGTGCTATAAGGGCCGAAAAACCTGATTTAGTAGCAGCCATCTGTAGTCACCTCCGTAGTATTATACCCCGGTGCTCTGCGTGTAGAAGTGCTTCGCGGGGTTGAACATTACCATAACCCTGGCATTCGCGCCCCAAGCATTGTCCGGGGTGCTGTGAAGCCCGATTATCCTGAGCGGCAGCGTGTTGGTCACGGCTACGCTGCTTTCCTGCAGCTCTGTGGCCCCTCGACCTGTAGTCGCGTTCCCGGTATGCGTCTTTACAATATCCGCGTTACCGAAAACAGAGGCTATAGAGGTCAAGCCTGTGCCGCTAGCGTCCCCGTAGATCAGGAACCGTGTCGCCGGGTCGTCATATACCGCGATCCAGGCAGCTGTGCTGGCCGCGCTATAACTGGCCGACACCCCCAAGATGATCACGGAACTAGCCCCATTCGCCAGGAGACCTATCCCCCCGTCGCCTTCGGCTGTGACGATATCACCGATGAACACCGCGCTAGCAAGGTCGGCGTCCTTGTAATACCAGGTTATGCGAGGTTCCCCTTTATCCTGACAGGGTACCATCCCGCCTTCCCCTTGGAAATCTACATTAGCCATCGTTTGTTCCCTCCTTCAACGATTTATCGTTGAACAAGCTGCGACTTTCGTCGCGGCTTCCCTTATAATCTTATGTTTTGGAGCTTCACATCGCCGGTCACTTTAGGAGCAGGTTCTCCGGTCTCTTTCCCAAACTTCCCGGCCGCGTCTTCGAGTTTCCCTTTAACGGAACGGAGATTCTCTTGGACCAGGGTCTGTTTGAGTTTTGTCCTGAGATCGGCTTTTGCTTTAGGCATCCGGCAAAGTATCAGCTCGTTGAACTCGACTGTGGTACCCCTTCCCCCTACCGCTTCGACGTGAACGATCTCCCAGCCCTGAGAGGCCCTCAGATCAACTTTGGTCTTGCGCACCCAGCGATAAGAAAACGCCGGATCACGCTTGCCCGCAGCTAATGGGTCTGGTCTGCCGAGAGTCCGCATCACTCTCACTATATCCTTCGCCGACAAGTCCGCATCCGCACTTGGCGCGGCGGTTATCGTCGGAGGTTTCACTACAGGTTTCACTTTGGTCATATTAGTCGCCCTCCTTTAGATCGTTCGCTTTCCCCTGAGCCGCTTTTGCCGTCATCCAGACGTCGATAGTAACCCCAAACTTCTTGGCGTTTCTTAGATCAGACGCCGTTGGTGTTGCACTATTATCCGCCGGAGGTGGTTCGGCCCCTTTAGTCGCCGGTTTGGCTACTGTGGGTACGAACTGTAAAAGGAGTTCTCCAGCCTTTGTTGGATCCGCCATAACAGCCTGGAGAGTTTCTCCGAACTTATCTGCCTTGAGAAACCCTAGCGCCGCAGTATACTGATCAGTCGGGCTTAGAGCACCCAGATTTTTCTCCTTTATAACACGCTGGATCTCGGCTTGAAACTTGTTTTTGTCCGGAAACATCTTCCGGAGCACGACATCCTGACTGTGGTCCATCTGTATATTGACACGCTGCTCGAGGCCTCCTAACGCAGGACCCTGGATCCCGTTGACTATATTGAGCAGGACCTCTATGGGGTTCTCAAAGAACTTAGCCATAAAAATCTTGTTCTGCTCAGGCGTGGGTCCTAAAGGATTTGGTGCTGGTGCTGGTGCTGGCGCAGGAGGCGGTGGTGTACCGGTTCTCCTGGCTTCCTCGAGTTCCGCGGTTAGGCTTGTTCGAGCCTCTTCCGCCGCCCTGGCGCGCTCTTCAGCAGCAGCTTTCTCGGCCCGGGCCTCTTTAAGAGCCCCGCGAGTCCGCTGAAATACGCTATAGGGAGGAGAACCCAATACATCTGGTTTCTGCGCGTCCCTAAGCGCGGCTTCAATAGCGTCGTCCGGGGCTAAATCCAACTCAGCGTCAGTGAGCTGGTCCAGCTCCTTCTCGACGACTACATCCGCTCCATCTTGGCCTTTCGTAGTAAACTTCACGATTGCCATATTACCCCCTTTTCAGTTTTTTACGGGCACCACCCGATCCAGGATCTGATCCCTGGACGCCCTGAGGTACTGGGCCGCCTTTTACAGAGGCTTCTGTTTCCCTCTTTATGTCCTGGATGGCGGAGGGAAGGTTTGTTATCGCCCACTCCAGGCCCTGGCAGTAACCTTGGAGAACTCTGACATCTTTCTCCTCGGCCGTAGCCAGGGATTTATACTTTGCCTGCAATCTCGTTCGCAGTCTATTTATCAGTTCGACATAACCTTGTTCCTGCTTTATGTTTATCAAGGAGCCCAATAAGTCTCTCAGATCCTCGACTCTACGAACCACCTGGACCTCCCGGCGGATTAGCGCCCCCCGGCGGATTAGCGCCTCCGGCAAACAATCCGGCGAATGGATTCTGTCCCCCGCCCATCTGACCTTCCATTCCCGGCATACCCGGCTGCTGTTGTTTCTGCGGGCCTAATACCTCCCTAAGCTTCCCGCATATCTTATCTATGTTCTTCTTGTTCCAGGTCCGCATTGTATCCTCGGTTATATCTATAATGCCACTCCAATCTCCCTTCTGCGCGCAGGCCAGGAAAGCCGGGTTCTTGAGCAGGGTCTCGTAGTAGAACAGATCCAGCTGTCTGTCCACTTCTTTGGACATCATCGAGACCGCGGTGAAGCTGTAGTGGTAAGAGAGTTCGAGGGCTTCTCTCTGAATGCTTTCCACGGTCTGATTCTCCTTGAACACGCCTTCATCAGACCCTCCGAAGATCGCGTATTCTTTGACGGGCTCAAAATACTGGGAGTCTAAATTAAGGTAATGTCGGACCATCTGCGAGAGCGGCACGCTAAGTAGTCTAAGGAACGCGCTAACTTTTATGTTCGCTTCGCGTATAAGAGCCATGGTCTTTATACCCGGGGCTCTGGGATCGGTAGGAGATTCTCTCCCAGTCTGCGAGGAGCCTATACCGCCTCGCATTTCCATGAACTTCTGTACTATAGCTTCCTCGTTATAGGAACTCATCTTGACTTCACCTGTCTCGAAGAGCTGTACGTCGTCCATCTCGTCGACAGGTATACCAGCGCCCGGGAAGATCTTGTTGACGTCCGGGTTAAAAACATTCCGCTTATACTTGAACATACGGGCGACAGCGATACTCCACGCGTCCATCCTGAGCCTGTGGATAGTTGTGACCTCATCATTGAGCGATTCGAGGATCTTCGGATAGCTGTCGCCATAAGGAGTCTCGTCTTTCGGCATGATATTGAATATCTGGTATGGGCGCCCTCCCAGAAATAGCGGGTTCTGTGTGCCCTTAAGATAAAGAGGCCAAGGTCTCACCCCTTCTCCGGCGGTCTGATGATCCGGGTACAGATACAGGAGAATGTCTTCTTCCTTGCCGTCTCCATTGATATCCTCATAGGCCCAGACAAGGAAGACCCTGAACTCATCCTTATAAGCCACGTTATATTTCTTATCCCCGAGTTCCTGGTCACGCTCGGCCTTGATATAATCCACGGCTCTCTTTTCCCAAGACCCAAAATACCTGTATAACTCGTCGAACCTGTAGGTCAATATCTCACAGACCCAAGGCATTTCGTTAGGATCTCTGGTAGAGACGTCAGGAGGGAATACCATATTCTCGAGCTTCACGTTCGTTGATATAGCGGCGTTTGTCCTGAATCCAGGGTTCGGACTCTCCAGGGGCCGGTACTCCTGCTTGAACATCTGCCCAGTAACCGTCGGATTCTCTTCCGGTACTTCTACCGGTCTCCAGCGAACGGACTGGCGATAAGGCTCCCTTCTCCACATGGTCGATAGAATCCCAGTGCCGCGGCGAACCGTGCTCATCGTATTCAGGTGCAAAGGCATAAGGAGCTGGGATTCAATCCAGAACTGATACTGGAGCAGGTTCTCCACTCTCTTGGCCCATTTTATGGAAGCGCCATTCGTACCTGCTATAGAAACAAAAGGATCCTGGCCCCAGTAAGATTCAAGGAGCCGGGACTCAAGATTCTCTGCGAATGTCGGTATAAGGGGCACGACCAGACCACAGGCATTAGGCCACGGGGTATCTTTCTGGACCGCTTCCGCGGCTATCAGCTCGTCGTCTTTCTTCCAGCGCGCTTCTAATGAGGATCTATTATTAAGCGCGTGATTGACGAGCTCTGTATACTTCTTGGCCAGATCATTCTTCTGTGTCTGGGTGAGTTCGAGAGGGCCCGATAAGTTCGCGATCCGGGGCATAAGTTCTAAAATCAGAACCTCCTTCTTGTCGATCTCTTAGTCCGTCGGTAGGATCTCCTCTTCTGCGCCCGTCTCGTTGCACCGGATTGATACTTCTTACGGATAGCCCTAATCATTTGTTTTCCTCCGGCTCCGATATTTTATGAAGCCCCTGATCGACCACTTTTCCATAAACCGGGCTTCTTTCTGACTATGGCACGTCAATATGATCCGCCTCTTATTTTTCTTGGGTTCGAAGATCTCAGTAGCCGGTGACATTGAATCTCCTTCGACGCTTTAGCGTCGATAGAGAACTAGTACCCAGTGGTACTAGATCTCCCTTTGCTCGAGGGTTGATAGGAACCCTTGAACATAGTGTGTGGATTTATATATCGTGGGTTTCTCCCGGCTATATACTGGATATCATCTACACAATGGTCCCTGCGCTTCATAGGTTTCTCACCAAGGTCTGCGTCGGGGTCTGTGAGCCGGAGGGGATCCCTGAAGTAGTTGTTCACGAGCTGCCAGTGTGTCTCGGGGCAAAGCTGGCTTACATAGAAAGCCGGTTTATCGTTCCAGGGATTGTTGTCGCCGTGACGGAACGGGAGACATCGGGTCTGAACCCATTCCCTGGCGTACTCAAGCTTTTCAGGGGTCTTGAGAGCCAGTATCGTGGGAACACCAACAAACTTCTTTTCAAGTTCGTGGTTTATCGCGTTGAGCTCTTCGACCTCTGCGTCCCTTATAGCTTCCCTGGTGGATCGGCCTGAGGTAGGATCCTTTGTATTAGCTGAATTGTCTATTACGGTCCATATAGCAGGACGGTCCCCGAACATCTCTCTCTGATACTCGTGGACGCGCTTGCAGTAACGCTCGATAGTCACACCCCCGACGTTGAGCGGCAGGCAGAGCTCACGGCATATAACGTTGTTAAGGTAAGGAGTTATAGCCCACCAGAGAGTCGTAGTAGGGTTTCTAGGATGAGGATCGATGGCGCGATACACGCACCAGTCGTCGGGGGCGCGGTAGTGTGAGTCAAGGGGGTTCGCTATATAATGCAGGTCCTTATTATAAGCGGGATACCTTCTCGCGGCGTCTGTGGCTACCCGGCCGTGTATCCGGGCTTCCCGCTCACGGCCCTCGGGATATCGGGCTTCGAGCTTCTCTATCTCACCGGAAGGCAGGTTATCCTTGTTATCCATAAGATCCGCGTAGAACACAGTGCACGTTGACTCGGGTCCCAGGAGTTCCGAAGTGACCCAGGATGAAACCCCGCGGCCTGGGTCCGGCGTCATAGTCATAAACATATACCCGAGCCTCTCAAATATACGCATACGTATTTCCTGGTATTTGTCATAGTTGGTTTCCTCGTCTATCCACACAACGTCCACGGTGACTGATCCGAACTTTCTTATATCAGAGGCGTTCGACTTGAACTGTATGTGGGTGCCGTCCTGCAGGATCATATAATGGCCTAACTGGCTTGACCAGACATCCTTCTTTATGCGGCCCCTATCGAGGAACTTATATACCTTGGAACGAACGCCGCCGTCTGGCTGGTTCATAACGTCGAAATCCGGGCCAAGGATCCAGGAGGTACAGGGCAGTTTTACTTTTTTCACGGGGTGTTTCCCCGTTACTATATCGATAAACTGCTTGCCCCCGCCCTCTGATTTACCGGAGCGGTTAGCGCCAAGAAGCAGGGTCTCGTGGTCTGGGCACATATACCACGGGGCTTGGGCCGGGTTGAGCTTGAAAGACTCACCTCTTATTACGGGTATGTTTGGCGGGCTTAGCTTTAACGAGATCGCCAGTCTTATCAGCGACTCCCGGTCCAGCTGGTCCACCATCGGGATCAAGCTTCCCATCTTCTATGGCTCCTTTTATGAACGCTTTCAGGTCTTCGGTCTTCATATTGGTGAAATAGGCCAAGTGTTCCTGGATCTTCTCGGGCATACAATAGGACAGAATATCATTGGCCGCCTTATTGCGGATCTTTGCGTCAGCGGAGCTTAACTGTTGAATAAGAGCCCGGGCCGCGTCTCTTGCGCTCTCGCTAAAAATACTAAGGACTTCGGTCACGTGCGACCCTTCTGACATTTAACCCTCCGTCGACGAGGCAGCGACAATAAATCGTCGCGGCCTCCTTCCTGATCTTACGCTATATATTATACTCTAAAAAGGAAAAAAGTAAAGAAAATAATGAGCCCTCCGTGTTTTTTTATTCCGGGATCGGAAATAGGGTTTTTTTATTCCGGGGTCGGAAATAGGGTTTTTTTCGAAAAACCTAGGGTCCCGGACGAAGATTATATGAAGTAGATATGTAACATCAGGACGAACAATCAACAAATAAATAAAAATATATTAAGGAGGTATTAATCATGAATAACAACTGGTTGTGGTTGTCGGACTTGGTAATGTCCGGGTTAGGGCTCTTTTCGATGTTCGTTGTGGGAAAGAAGAGTAAGTTGGGTTGGGTACTTGGGTTGGTTAACCAGGTGTTCTGGATCAACCACATAGTACAGACTAGGTCTATGGGTATGATACCATTCGAGATAGGCATCATACTAATATACGTGAAGAACCTGGTGGAATGGAATAAGAAGAAATAGAATACAGACTATACAGTTTCACAGCAAATCTACCAACAAAGGAGGTGATATCAGTGAAACCAAACAACCTGTACTTGGTCCAGGCGGATTACAACGACATCGTCGAAGTAATCGTGGCAGAGTCCAGAGAGGAAGCGCTCAAACTCTGGAAGACCAAGGATTACGCGAAGGAGTACGCGGATCCGTCGATCCGGTTGGTTGAAAAGGACACTAAGCTCCCCAAGAGCTTTGTGCGCCTCTCCGACTAGCCGAGCCAAGCCCGTCTAACAAACGGCGTCCGCCAGCACGCGGCAACAGAAGCTGGCACGGACTATATAGCTTCACAGCAAATCTACCAACAAAGGAGGTGATATCAGTGAAACCAAACAACCTGTACTTGGTCCAGGCGGATTACAACGACATCGTCGAAGTAATCGTGGCAGAGTCCAGAGAGGAAGCGCTCAAAC